GACTTCTTATCAAGACATCTAGAGCCTTTTTATTTAATTTAGAATAAACAATGTTTTCGTTGAACAATAAGCCCTCCAGTGTATTGAAAGGCCTGTTGTTCATTATTTGTTTTACCGCTTTCTCACCAAGACCCTTGATCGAAGTCAGAGGTTGTCTTAGCGTTTTTCCATCTTCTGCGACCTCCCAAGTCAGCCCTGACTTGTTTATGTCTACGTTCTCAATCTTGTATCCTTGCGCTCTGACAAGGGCAATTGCTTTTTCTTTTCTACTCTCAGGTTCTCTATCCAAGAACGCTGCCATCCACTCAGCAGGGAAGTAGTTCAACAACCAAGCACACTGATAGCTGACCAAACAGTAGCTGACTGCGTGACTTTTGTTGAAACCATATCCTGAAAAATACTCGAAAGTTTGCCACAGCTTTTCTGCCTCTTTCTCTTTGAGACCTTTCTGCTTACAGCCTCGAACAAACTTAATATAAATCTTCTCCTTGGTTTTGTCAACCCCACCAGCGCCCTTTTTCGTCAGAATCTTCCTGAGCTTGTTACCTTCATCGAGTGAGATACCATCGCCCAGCTTGTGCGCCAGCATTGCAATCTGCTCTTGAAAGATCAAGAAGCCATGAGTTTCCTTAGTATATTTCCGCACCAAAGGATGAAGGTATTTAATCACACCGGGGTTATTCTTTGCCGTAATATAGTTCTTATCTACATCGGCAGAAAGTGGACCCGGCCTATAGATTGATGTGATGGCAGATAAATCAATTATATTGTTTGGCTCAACTCTTTTACAAAAATCTTGAGCACCCTCTTGAGTAAACTGAAAGACTCCCACAAAACGGCCATCATGAAAAATGTTTTTCCACACTTTGTTATCCTTGAGATCAATCCTGTCTGGGTGTAGGTGTTCATTGTAAAACTCCCACACTTGGCCAATCGTAGGTTCTTTTATTTTTTTATGTCTTTTTAAGATATTGACAATACATTGTTCCACCATCTCCACTGTTGAGAGACCAAGAATATCAAATTTGATGAATCCCATTGGCTCCAAGTGACGAACATTCTGTCCCTCAGACCAAGGGGTTTGTGTTACGCCGCCAGAGTTAATCAATGGCATATATCTATCGAGATTCTCACCAACCACGACGCCACCAGCATGTCTTGAGACGCTCCTGATCGAGCCGTGAAGGGCGTTAACCTCAGTTTTAATATGAGGATATTTTTCTAGAAACTTCTGGAGTGATTCAGAATATTCCATTACCTCTTCAAACGTTGGTGTGTATACGCCAGCTTTGATACCATGCGCAGCTTTAGCCTGCGATGTTGCCTCATTAAGCATAACACTAGTTACGGCATTCACTTCCGTAAACGGTATCTCATAATATTTTGAAAGATCTTTTATTAAAGACCTTAGCTTGAGTGTATTATAATTTGAGATAGGAACAACACAGTCTTTGCCCCATTCCTCAATTAAAACCTCTTTTAACCTCATTGGGTTGGCAGTATCATAATCAATATCAGGATAACCTTCTCCGTCTTTTGTAAGAAACCTTTCAAACAGCAGACCGTATTTCATGGGATCTACTTGTGTTATATCCAACACATAAGAAGAAAGGGCACCTGCTGCACTACCTCTAGCTGGGCCAACCAAGGAAAGGTCCTGAGCCTTGTCAGAGATCGCCTTCATGGTTAGAAAATACTTTGAGAAACCCCTTTTACAAATAACATCTACTTCTCTCTTCAGTCGCTCAACATATTCTTTATTTTTATGCAAGCCTTTTGCCATCAAACCCTCGATGCACATTCTAGCGAAGGTCTCGTCAGGCTCTTCGCCTTCCTTGAGGACAAATGAAGGCAATCTAACTGTGGCGTCTGGTTCGAAATCTTCGATCCTGTTGTGTGCGATATGATAAGCAGTCTCAATACTGTCCGCTATAAGCTCATCATCATATTCTACGCCAACAATTTCACAATACTTTTCATACGACTCCCAAACTTGAGTACCGTTTTTGGGATAAAGCTCGTAATCAAGCTCGTCAACATTGTTTGGGACTGGTTTCTCCAACCACGCAGGTTTTCTTTTCCCAAGCCACGCGAGACGCTTGTAGATTTCTCTAGTCTTCCAAGAATCAGGCGTAGGATAATGAGAATCAACAGTAGTAACAAGGGATATTTTAAATTCTTTAGCAATTTGAATAACATATTTGTTTAACTCGTGTTGTTCTGGGATGGCATTCCATTGAACCTCGGCATACCATCGGTCTTCAAATATATCAAGAAAGCGATAGGTCAAGTCCCTCATCGCTTCCAATACAGCTTCGTCGCCTTTATCCTTGTTCTCCCAGTAGCACCCAGCATAGACGCCACCAAGACAAGCTGATGTCGCGATCACCCCTTCACTATACTTCTCCAACATGTCGAAGTCCATTCTTGGATACTTGTAGAAGTTTCCTTCGCTGAAGGATTCGGACACAAGCTTGAACAGGTTGTTCAGCCCTGTTTGGTTTTGTGCGAGAAGCAGAAGATGTCGTCGTCTGTTAAGAATGTTTTTTGTTCTTCTTGTTTCTTCTTCGTCCTCGATAAACGAGGCGTTCTGCTTTTCTGCTTTCTTTCTGCTCTTTTTCTTTTCTCTTTCTTTTTCGTATTCCTCTTTCCATTCTGCAACTGAAGGGAGGAAGTAGGCCTCGACGCCATAGATAGCTTTAAAGTTCTTGCCATCTGCTTTCATATTCTTGACATGTTGCACCATATGTGGCAAGGAGTTCATGTTGCCATGATTGGTGATTGCATGGGCGTCGAGGCCGTTGGAGTATGCAAAGTCAAAATGTTCTTCTGGGTATCCATACCCATCTCCAATTGAATAAACATCGTGTGCGTGCAGATTAACAAACTTTAAATCTTTCATTTTACCTCTTTTACTTTTCTTATTAAACGAAACCCAATGTAGCTGTACTGGCGACCCGGCCCGAATCTGTTCTGACAAATCGAACGACTGAGCCTCGCGTAGAAGAACCATGACCCACCGCGGAGCACGCGATCTATTGCTTTTGTTTTTAACATATTGTCCTCATTAAACGGAAGCCAAGGCGGTAGCTCTGATTGTCCGACCAGAAGTTGCCTTGGAGCGACGAACGACAGCCCCTCACGCTGTTGGTCCAAGACCCGCCGCGGGGTGCGCGGCGTATGTTTCCTTTTGTTTTTTTCATGTTCGCCTTATCAATCGGAACCCAAGGGTGCGGTACTGGTTGCCCGAGCCGGGGCATCTCCGGCTCGCCGAACGACAGTCCCACGCTCTGGAGCGGTATGACGCACCGTGGGGCACGCGGTCTGTTGCTTTTATTTTTATCATATTGTCCTCACTAAGCGGAACCCGAGGTTGTTGAACAGGAGATCCGGCCGGTTCCCGTTCTGGCCCGTCGGAAGAAAATACCTCGCTCTGTTGAAATATGAGCCACCACGGTTCATGCGTTTTGTTGCTTTTGTTTTTATCATTCTTCCCCTTTTATAAATCCTTCGCAAGTACACTCTTGATCAGGATAGCCTGCATCACAGTGAGCGCAGTTGTACCAGTCTGATGTCTTTTCTGGTTCATACCAAACATGATAACAGTCATATTTTTTATCCTGCCATTCTTCAATATCTATAATCCTATGCCAACTGACAATAGTATAATGGCCACAGGGTAATGTGATTCTATATCTTGTGTCATTACTATATTCTACACATTTTTCGGCCTCTTCTCTTGTATCAAAAAAGTCAATCCATGCCCCTTCTGCAATAGAATTAGATGGAGAATAGTCATCTCCTGCTATCAATAAAAATCTTTTTTTCATTCAGTTACCTCCAGTGATGAAAGTAATTCTCTAACTCGCTCTTTCGCTTGCCATAGTTCTTCTATTAAGCACTTAAAAGCGGCACGAGGACAATCGAAATATAAGTCTTCCCATTCCTGAAGCCATTCGTAATAATCTTTGCTCTTTTCGTTCATTCTGTTGCCTCTTATTTATTCAACACTTGTAGACGTACAATCTTAGTTGCCTCTTCTTCAGTGATATCAATACCTTTCTTTTTTGATTGTCTAAGTATCTTATTGACTTCTCTTTTAACTTTATGCTCGCAGTAGTTATTTAGTTTAGTTTCATAGATTGCTAGTTTTTCTTGGTACTTCACCATTTTTTCTTCATAAGATTTTAGACGATTTTCATAGTGCCGTAACTGAGTATCATACTTTTTCATTTCTTTAGCATACTCTTTATCACTACGTGTTATTTTCGTATCATATTGTATGTAATCGCTATCATACCAATGATGCAGCCGAGCATTAGTAAATGTTTTAAGTTTTTCACACAAGGATTCTATGTTTATCATATCATTCTCATCAGAATGGTCTTTAATAAGTGCCCATACATCAACGTGTGTTTCCCCGCGATAAGTTCTTGTGGGTTTGGTTGGCTTACTTGGCTTATAAGGTTTGTTTGGTTTTTTCGGTCTTATCATTTATTCCTCCTTAGATATAGTGGCCGCCCGTCACGAAATTCAGTCCGAAACTATCCGTTCCATATTTTGATTTATATGATCTCAATTTTTCCATAGGGAGTTTTAAATAACACAATACCTCACCATCACAAATTACCTCTAAGGTTTCGTCGCCAGCGAATCCCTCGATGGCGTGAAGTTCAGGGTTTGCTTCTAACTGTTCTTTAGTAGGATGTCTAATTTCTAGTTTCATTTCTTCCTCTCTCTATAGGATCTAACTGCTATGGGCCAGAGTTCTTCTGCGATTTCTAAACAAGCTTCTGCTACCTTTTGAATCTCCCATTGGGCTCCTTCATGGTTTCGTAGCTCAATGAATTTAAGAAGATTATTAAGATTGACTGTTCCATAATACTCCGTATAAAGATTCTGAGGTAGTACCCCTCTTGCTTGCTCTCGACAGACACCTGCTTCGGTCATCCAGTAATATAACCTTAAAGAGTTTAGATGATGTTTCTTTAGCGCCCCTGCTGCCGTAAAGCCATGCCAAAACACGTTCCAATCATCCTCGACAAGCTGTGGGTTGATCAACTCTTCTGAATTACTCGCCTGCCTGTTGCTCTTGTGTTGTGTCCTAAAGGCTTCTGGCTCATAGAACTCAAGATTTATATCTGTATATCGTCTACTAATCTCATTGTAAGCCCAAGTGCGATGTCGATGATGCTGACTTCTGATAAAAAGCGGAACCTTAAATCGAAAGGTAACCACATTATGTTCTAGTGTGCTTGTATGTTTATGGTCAACAAGATACTTGACCAATTTTTTATCTTTTTCGTCCATCTCTTCTTTGTGAACACCAAAAGAAACACGGGCTGCATTAACCACTGTGATGTCCTCACCCATGTGTTGTACGTATTCTACTGCTCCGATACCATCTCCGTATAATTCAATTCGATGCCTCAATTTGCTCTCCTTCTGATTGTCTTAACTTCTCCATGAATATCTTTCTTTTAGCTGCCTCAAGTCCCGCTAGGTATCCATCTGGCATTGCTATCTTCACTGCTCTTTCAATAGCGGACTTTTTTCCTATTCTAAACTTCTGCAATGCTTTATCGCAAGCTAAGGAGCAAGAGTGACCCAGCATAACAATATACCAGATAGCTCTACCTGCTGCCATTTTATCTCTTTCTGTTAAAGAATAATCTTTCCCGTTAAAAGGGACTGTTCCCGGCAGTCTCCCTTGTATTACAGTTACAAGAATTGTTAATCTTTCTTTGTCTGTGAGTCTCATGGTGTTTTCCCTTGGTTGACAAAGTGACTCAGTTGAATATTATGATTTTCTTTTGCCTTTTTTTTCTTATCTTTTTTTCTTTTTGAAAGACTTCTTTGGAGATACCAGATGGCTTTTTTGATATCCTCTTCATAGTTCCCTTTATAGGGGGCTCTACAAATATACTTGACTGCATTGCCTAAATGGAAGTCAAGGTTCCAGTCCTCAATAACTTCAATCGCCTCGGTGTTACCATTGTTGTAATGTTCTGGGTGGTTTACTTTCTCTTTCATAAGTCCTCTCTAAAAAGGGGAACCATTTCCCTGTATTTTAATATAAACTCGATTGGCCTCTTTGAATAATGTTCAGAAGCAAGATATTCTCTATAGCCCTCCCAAGAAGCTATATTATAGTACCAAGTGACTTCTGATGTGTTATTCTCCTGTATTTTATCTCTTAAGTGAGAGAAGGCATAATTCATAGATAGAGGCCCATTTCTATGAGTTATTAAACCGGGAGAATTTTTTTCATCTATCATATCGTCGTCTTCATTCGAAATGCAATATTCCCCGAAAACACCTCCTGTAAGGGTCATTTTTATCTTCTTGAGGGCCTGATCAATGTCTGGCATCCCTAATTTAAGAGCTAAAAATTCGTTGTCAATGGCTGTCTTATCGTTTTTCGAAAAAAAATAGTTTTCATTCGAGTGTATCGATCTTCTTTGCTGGCCGACGCCCGCAAGGTGTGGCGAGTAGACACCATAAGGGAAGGACACATAATACCCGGAGGGGGCGGTCCATTTACTCATAGACTTTGATATCTTCTCCGCTACTTTTGCACCCTTTATTATTGACCAGACAAGCGAATCTTTGCTCTTTTTTTCCTTAGCTGTGACAGGGACATAATAGATTGGAATTGTTCTTGTCCACATTCTCGTAAACTTAACATCCTTTCTGTTCAAAACATTTGGGTCTTGTATCGCCTCCCCTAGTCTGTGTCGTATTAGAGGTTGCATATCATCATGACAAACTATCCAGACACTCCTACAGCCAGCAGTGGCGCACTCTACAAGAGACCTCTCAACTGCTAAATAATCTCTACCAATAGGCATAAGAGAATCGTGCCAAGGAAAATTAAAATCGAAAGGAGGGCCAGCTACGGGAATTATCCCCACTAAATTTGTTTCTTGCATCTTCACACTCTTGTAAGATTTCTTTTATGTTATTATTTTTGAATATAATGTTTTCTCTGTTTTCATATCTTGGTCTTGATATTATTTTAACTTCTCTAGTTTTATTTTCTAATTTTACTTTCCTATACTGACTTCTAATACCGCTCTCGTTAATAATATTTTCCAGAATAAGCCTAAAGTATGTGTCTGAATTCTCAAAAAGATTTACCTCCTTTTCTGGTAACTCAGAGATGATACATATATCTTTTCTTTTGTTTGAAAAGCCATCCCACCTTTCACTGGGGTACAAGAAGACCTCTCGTATTGGGCCCTTGTCAACTTTCATATAATCCACATCCGATGAAAGCCCTTCACGTAGATCCAGCCAGTCATAAGTTCTTATTGTGTTTTCTAGTTTTTCAACGGGAGCAGACAAGCCATCTAAATTGTATTCAGAAAATACGAACAGTTTTTCAAAATGAATATCAATATAATAAGGCCTCTTGTGTGTAATCCTGATCGAGTTATCTTCTAGTCTGATCGTCTGGATGTCGTTTGTTATCAGGCATTTGCCCAACATGGACATCCTATAGAGAAGCTGAGACCATAATTCAAGAGACAGGGCACCCATTTCTCTAGGACCGTTTAGAGTATTTAAAGTTAATATTTCCTCTATCCCAAGAAGCTTACTCGCAGCGGAATCTAAAAACTCTAAATAAAATGGGCAATAATCTCCATCAGGAATAAAAAAAAAGTCGTTTAGGTGGGCATAGATTATAGATTCTATGGTCCCACCATAAACGACATCTTTAAGGTATATTTTATTTGACATTAGTAATTAATTTGATTTCTGGGTTTTAATCTACAGGGATCACGCTTCATATTCTTCTTTACTTTATTTGAAAGCCCAATAATCTTCCTGCCGTAGCTTGTACCCCTTTTCTTTACTCGGGCTGTATTGCAACCCCTTGGTCCTTGGTTATATGTGCAAAGTGCCTGATAATAGTTGCCTTTCTTGTTTACAAGATGAGTTGCCAAGATCTTCGCACCAACCTTGATCGAAACCTCAGGATCTTTCAGGTCCTTACATGAGTAGTGTTTACCCATAAAATGTTTAGTCCAAACAGGAATAACTTGTGTCAAGCCACAAGCTCCTGCTTCTGATACCCTATTTGGATACCATCCACTTTCCCAATAAATCATTGAAACCAAAACTTCCGGCTTCAGATTATATTTTTCAGAATATTTCAGAACAGTTTCAGCGTGTTCACACGCTCTTTCTCCTGCTGGGAAGTTAGCCGCATACAGAGCGATACAAAAAATAAATGCTTCCATGTTTCTCCTAAAGTGTTATTTTGTCCCATTTAATTATTTTATACTCACCCTCGAATGTTTCTACAAGAGCAGTACAGGAATCAACCCAATCTCCATCGTTCATGTAAAGAAAATCCCCATATTGTTTTATATTTGCCTTGTGGATATGCCCACAAACAACACCATCATATCCTCTTTCTTTACAATATTCCACAACACCCTCTTCGAAGTTTAAAATAAACTGTAGCGCTGTCTTAACTTTAGTTTTACAAAAGTCAGCCAAGGACCAGTAGTTGAGACCAAACACTCTCCTCAACTTATTGACAAGAATATTGAGTTCTACAAGTCCCATATATGCATAGTTTCCAAGGGAAGTTATGAAGTTTCCTGCTTTACCTCTTAAAGCTTTATCCATAAAATCGCCATGAAGAATAAGAATATTTCTTCCTTTGTTGTCAACATACTCGCACTTATTAACAACTTCAATACCCGATATATTAATCCCAAAACGGAGCCATGGTCTAAAATCTTCGTCATGGTTGCCAGTAATATATTTTACCGACACCCCGGTACTAACCATGTAAAGAATCCTCTCAATAACTCTCGAATGTGAATTGGGCCAGAATATCTTTCTTTTTAAAGACCAAAAGTCAACTATATCTCCAACTAAAAAGAGGTTATCACAATAATTGTTTGCTAAGAAATTATGTAGTAGCCTAGCTTGCGCTGCCTTCGTTCCGAGATGAGAGTCAGAGATCCAGATGCTTTTGTAGTATGTCATGGCGGTTTCCTTGGTGAGTATATAATAAATAGGTTTTCTATTAAGCGAATATTCCTATAACTGCGCTTTCTGGTGCAATTTGATAGGTTTTTTCACCAAGATTAATCTCTTCTATGAGATGAGAATGAAGTATAATTTCCATTCCTTTTGTTAAACCAAGAATACCATCTGAGGGGGGCGAGAGAATCTCAGCCACCGCGTAGGGAGATTCACTATAAAATGCTTCATGTGTTGCTGTGTAATCTATGTACAGGCCCGGCAGCTTTGGTTGTTCCTCCTCTTCTTCCTTCCTCACTAAGATATGAATAAACTTGTTAGTTGGTTTGAACGACATGTTTCCTCCTAGATGCCTATAAATTTAATGTGAGTATCATTTTCTTTTGTTGTGTTCGTGCTATTATAATAAAACATTGCGCTTTCCCTAAACTCGTCAAGAGTTAACGCCCCTGTATATGAGAGAGCAGACAACAAAGAATCCCTGATGTCGTTAAGAGTATCGCTTAGAGGTCCCTTATGGGGGATCATCGCTTGTACACCCTCAACATGTCTCTTTTCTTTGGTTGTTTCAAAACTAGCCATGCCACGATAAATTTTATATTTCTTATCTCGAAGATTAATCATCTGGCCGGGACACTCTGTATGACCAGCCAACATGGAACCCAACATGACATAATCAGCACCAGCAGCAATACTTTTTGCAATATCTCCCGGATATCTATGACCGCCGTCAGCCACAATCATAACTGTTCCGCCATTAACCTTAGCGTAGTCTGATTCTGCTGCGCTCAAGACGCTCGAAAAGACCGGAAGACCGTGACCTGTCTTCAGTCTCGTTGAACAGATAGAGCCGCTACCAACCCCCATTCTAACTGCATCTGCACCTGCCTTAGCAAGAAACTCGAACCCATGAATATCAGTAACACACCCAGCCATGACTAGGCAATCCGGGTTGATTGATTTAATTTCTGCAATTCTGGCAGCGACATGAGTGTTGAAGCCGTTAGCCACATCAATACATATAATGTCTGACCCTGTCACCGTTTTATAAAATTCTGCAGGGGTCAACTCCTGTCCAAACCCCAAAGAAATAGAAGAACAAACAGGATTGTTACACTTTCCCAATTCCTCAAGAACTTCTACAGATTCCCTAAAAAATTTCTTTCTAGGAATAAATGCAGGAGCACCATACTGATTCATGACCTTTGCAAAAGCCAATCCGTAAACAGTATCCATCGGAGATGAGATAATAGGCAAATTTGTTATAAACTCTTGTTTACCAGTCCAGATACTCTGGCTTAGTTGAATATCCTTTCTTGTCCTGATATTTGATAACTGCTGAACAAGCAGCACATCATCAAAACAAAGATTGGGTGTCCCGGAATTTTTAAAAAGATTTTTAATTCTATTTTTCATTTATTTCAACTCGCATGAACCGCCCCCACAGGCAATTTCGCCTTGAAGGTCTGTGTTATCATCATTTTCAATAATTTTAGTAAGATCGATATCTTTTAACTTCTTAAAGAGATCATTGTATTGTTCCTCTGTGCAATCTTCGAATGGTGCCTGTTTGTATGTGTTGTCTGAGAAAGGCAACACGGATAAACCATTATAATAATCCCTATTTTCCCACATCCAATCCCCCACATCAGCCCACTCAGATTCTTTAATTGAGATTGTCGCTGAAACATTGTGAGTGTTCTGACCCTTACGGTGACCTGGCTTAACCCACTCTTCTGAAACTTCCTTGACCCTCCTGAGCAATTGCAGTGCGCTTTCCTTTCGTGTGATAGCGCCCTCTGGAGCTTTTTGTGGAATATGAATTACTGCTGTATCGTGAGGTCTAAAATATTCATCCTCAACCAACTCTTCGTGATGTAAGTAAAGATGAGTATAGATCGCCTCATTCTTACCGACACGGATACGCCTAATGTAATAAGGAGCGTGCCAGGCATGAATTCCACTTGATGTCCCTAACGTGAGAGATGTCGTTCCGGCTGGCTTGACACAGGTCATCCTCGCAGAAGGTTTGATTCCAATTAAATCAGCAATTCTTTCATTCTCTACTCTAACCACTTTCGCAGCAGCGGTCATATCTAATTCTAGAACCGTGCCGGACGCAATACCCGTCATAGAGACGCCGATAAGGGCATCTTTCTCAGTATTACGTCGCCACACATCCCTTAGGTAGTGAAAGTCCGTATAGCCCGCCTGAAGGGTGGCTATGAGCGTGGCAGCTTTTGCACGAGCCTCATAATCCTCTTGGGATTCTAAATCAGAAGCGTTGACTTCAACTAGATTACAGAACTGATAAGGTCGTAGGGCGATCTCACAACAAGGATTGGTCCCCCAGTCTTTGTCATTGGTGAGATAGAATCCAGGCTCACCTGATCCAGAGGCTTTAACCCGCTCCCAAAGTTCCATAAAGTATTCTTCTGTCATACGGTGACGCATAAGAACAATAGAGTTGTTAGCACGACCACGTTGTGGATTATTCTCCCACCAACTGCCGACCTTAGCTGCAATCATCTCGTCATCATCAGCAGAGAACAGAGAAATCAAAGCAGCGCGTCGAATACCACCAGCAAGCACAGCATCAGCAATGTGACAGACAATATCGTGAACTTCAATAGTGGCAAGTTTGTCCCCACTTTCCTTTGAATCTAAGATACCTTGGATCTTAACAAGACACTCTTTAAGAGGCTGAGGACCGGGTGCTTTACCACCTGATGTAACCAGGCGAGCACCCTTTGGACGGATATCACTGAAGTCAAAACGGATCTTAGACCCGCCCTTGAAGTAGGAAGACATCAGCGCCTTGATCGCGTCAGCCCAGCCTTCGATCGAATCAGCGATAAGAAAACGGCGCGTTCTCTTTGGGTTTGGTATTTGGATTTCTGGAAGTTTCTCCACATGATGTCGCTGAACAGAGTATCCAACACCAGTTCCACCAAGTAAGAGAAACATGCACTCACTAAAAGAGGCAAGGTGATCAATAGGCATGTAAGCACAGTTGTAAATCCGGTTAGGAGCCACTTCAATTGGCTTGCCCCCGAACTGCATAGACCGCATAGACGGTAAAACTTTTTTATCATATACATATTCATACGCCTCCTCGATCTCTTTTTTAAGATCTGGGTATTTTTTCAAATGCATTTTTTTATTTCGGCTAACTAGTTCTTCCCAGGTTTCTCGCCT